TGAGTACAACATACTACGAGGAAGATGTAACAAGCGACCAAGAACCAGACCCAGAGCAACAAAGGCGTGACCTAATGGTTAGTACCTTGAGTGAATACAGGCTCAACGTAATGGCCGTTAGCGAAATGCTAGCCATGTGTAGTGCCTACCTTCATGATGACCTAGAACGTCGCTCTACGGGCGATTTAGAGGCCTTATACGCGCAATTGGTAGGCAATGAGTCACAGGAGATACATTAAATGCGGTGCAAAGCGTGTGACAAGCTGTTAGAAGACACAGACAAGCAGGATTTATGCCACCCTTGCAATGTAGAGTCTTTAAAGGCTCGATTCCCAGACCAAAAGGTTCAAGATAATGATGTCCAAGAATTGTATAACAAACTTTTAGAGGTGAGGAGGTTGACAGAAGGAAAATAATGCTATACTAGTACTCTAAAGAGAACAAAGGTAAACATTATGTTAATCATTATGATATATCTTTAGTTTTCTTTAGTAAACTTAAGTAAACTTTAGAGGTAGATAACATGGCAGTAGTAAGTGGTAAAGCAGCATTCGCTCACTTGGACAGCACAGAGGTGTATAACGGACAGGACACGGGACGGTATACCCTAACTGTAACCTTGGACGATGACAATGCACAGATCTTGTCTGAACAAGGTATAAAGCTGAAAGACTACAATGGGGACAAGCAACGCAAGTTTGCTAGTAAGTTCAACGTAAAGGTCATTGATGCTAACGATCAACCCTTTGTGGGTAACATCCCTAGAGGTTCTGTGGTGCGCCTTAGCTACAAGACAGGTACGCCACACCCTGTACACGGTACACCCACCTACCTGAATGCTATCAGGGTGGTAGAAGTGGCCGAAGACAGCAGTGGGATAGATGCAGACCTATAAGCACCAGAAAGATGATCCCTTTGTAAGGCATGAGCCGTGCCCTAAGTGCGGCTCTAGGGATGCACTGGCCCGCTATAGCAGCGGGTCGGCGCATTGCTTTGCATCAGGGTGTAATCATCACGAACAATCAAATGGCAATGTAGTTATATTACAGCCCGAACCAAGGAGGCCATTAGAAGACATGACAGCATCAGGCGTTATTGCAGCCATACCCGACAGAAGACTTAGCCAAGAGACTTGTAGAAAGTACGGTGTTATGGTGGAGTACAACGCTGCCGGGGAGATAGCTAAACACATATACCCTTACTACAGCACCGATACCGACGAACTAAAGGCCACTAAAGTTCGCCGTGTGAAGACTAAAGACTTCCACGCGACAGGCGACATGACCACTAATGTAGGTCTATTTGGTCAGCAAACGTGCAAGGGTAAGGGTAAGTACATAACCATCACAGAGGGCGAGGTGGACGCTCTGAGCGTGTCTGAGATGTTCGAGCGCAAGTGGGACGTGGTTTCATTGCGTAATGGTGCATCATCAGCAGCTAAAGAGATAAAAGAGAACCTAGACTTTCTTGAAGGCTACGATAACGTGGTTGTTTGCTTTGACACTGACAAGGCAGGCCAGCAGGCCGTGGACGACATCAAGGACTTGTTCTCACCAAGCAAGCTAAAGATAGTCAAGCTGCCCTTGAAGGACGCTAACGAGATGTTAGTAGCTAACAAGGTTAGAGACTTCACAAGTGCATGGTGGAATGCCAAGGTGTATCAACCTGACGGCATAATTCAAGGTAGCGATACATGGGATGCCTTGACCAACAAGATCAAGGTAAAGTCCATACCATACCCTTGGCAGGGACTTAACGCCTACACCAAAGGCTTCAGACCCTACGAGCTAGTGACGATAACGTCAGGATCGGGGATGGGCAAGAGCCAGATGGTGCGGGAGTTAGAGTATTACCTGTTAAACGCCACTGAGGACAACATTGGAATCCTAGCATTGGAGGAAGATGTAGCAAGGACAGCATTGGGAATCATGTCAGTACACGCTGACTGCCCACTGCACCTTGAGGAAGACTTAAACCCTGAAGTAGCATTCCCCATTTGGGAGGAAACCCTTGGGACAGGCAGATATTACTTGTTTGACCACTGGGGCAGCACTAGTGAGGACAATCTACTAGCTAGGGTCAGGTACATGGCTAAGGCTTTGGACTGCAAGTGGATCATCCTAGACCACCTTTCCATCGTAGTATCCGCACAGGATAATGGCGATGAACGCAAGGCTATCGACGCTATTATGACCAAGCTAAGGTCACTGGTGCAGGAGCTAGGCGTAGGCTTGTTCCTTGTGTCACACCTGAAGCGTACCCAAGGCAAAGCGCATGAGGATGGTGGGCAGATTAGCCTAAGTGAATTAAGAGGTTCACAGGCTATCGCTCAGTTGTCTGATATGGTGATAGGCTTGGAGCGTGACCAGCAAGACGATAACCCTGAGAGACGTAACACTACTACAGTGCGTGTGCTCAAGAATCGTTACTCAGGTTTGACAGGGGCATGTTGTTACCTGAAGTACGATAACTTTACTGGTAGAATGTCAGAGACTAGCAAGCCAAAGGAGGATGCAGTCAATGAGCTATAAGCCCATGTTCCTTGACATAGAAACTAATGGACTTGATCCTGATACCATCTGGGTAGCAGTGACCATGCAGGACGGTGAGATACAGGAGCACTATGACCGTGACAGCCTCTCTCAGGCTCTCTCAGGAGACTTCACGGTAGTAGGGCATAACCTGATAGGCTTTGACCTACCAGTGCTGGACAAGTTATGGGGCATCACAGTGGATAAGCGTAGAGTCAGGGACACTTTAGTGTTATCAAGACTTGGCAATCCGCAGCGCGAAGGTGGCCATAAGTTAGCTAACTGGGGCGGTAAAGGTGCCCATGATGATTGGTCATGCCTGTCAAGAGAGATGGTGGACTACTGTGTGCAGGATGTCCATGTGACAGCCAAGGCATACAACAAGCTAAAGCTAGAGCTACGTAAGTTCAAGCAAGAGTCTATTGACCTTGAGCATGAAGTACAGTGGATTATTCAGGAGCAAATAAGCAATGGATGGCTACTGGACTTACGACATGCTATGGACTTACTGGCTACCTTGAAAGAGCGCAAGCTAATAGTGGAGGACGAAGTACACAAGGTATTCAAGCCTAAGTGGGTGGACGTTAAACAGGTAGTGCCAAAGACCAAGAAGGACGGCAGCTTGTCTAAAGTGGGACTTACTGATGAAGAATACCAGAAGGTACAGAAGTCAGGAGATAGGACTCCCTTTGTGCGTAAAGCCTTGAGGCCATTTAACCTCGGCTCTCGGCAGCAGATAGGCGAGTACCTAATTGACTTTGGATGGAAGCCTTGCAAGCACACACCAACAGGTCAGCCTATAGTAGATGAAGCAGTACTGTCTACGGTCAAGGACATACCACAGGCAGCGTTGATCGCTGAGTACCTGATGTTACAAAAACGTGTAGCACAGGTTCAATCATGGGTAGATGGAGCTGACCCAGAGACAGATAGAGTTCATGGATATGTGAACACCAATGGTGCCGTCACTGGACGCATGACACACTCTAAACCTAATCTAGCTCAAGTACCGGCAGGATACTCCCCGTATGGCAAAGAATGCCGACAGTGTTGGACTGCCAGAACTGGGTATAAACTTGTAGGGTTTGATGCCAGCGGATTAGAGCTACGCATGTTGGCCCATTATATGGACGATAAGGAGTATACAAATGAAGTCATTGGAGGAGACATCCATACAGCTAACCAGCGCCTTGCGGGGCTTGAATCAAGAGATCAGGCTAAGACTTTCATCTATGCACTCTTGTACGGAGCGGGAGACTCTAAACTTGGCACAGTGGCAGGAGGAGGCGCAAAAGATGGCAGAGTGCTTAGAGAACGATTTATGTGTAATCTCCCAGCATTTGCATCTCTTAAAGGACGAGTTGCACAAAAGGCAGCATGCGGTAGGCTCGATGGACTAGATGGTAGACAGTTACATATCAGGTCAGAACATGCAGCCTTAAATACCCTACTCCAAAGTGCGGGTGCAATTGTAATGAAAAAAGCCTTGTGCTTGTTACAAGAGTATGCTATACTATGGGGGTTAGATTATTACTTTGTAGGAAATATCCATGATGAAGTACAAGCAGAAGTTAGAGCAGACCAAGCAGACAAGTACGGAAGACTCGCAGTCTCCTGCTTGGAAGCAGCAGGAATTGAACTTGGACTCAACTGTAAGCTCACAGGAGAGTACAAGGTTGGAAGCAGTTGGGCAGACACACACTAAAGATTGTATAAGGTGCGGAGTAGCCTTACAGATTGAAGTAAACTGGATAAGCAGTATGGCTATCCAACGTAAATATATTTGTAATGATTGCAGATTAGACTGGAATAAAACTAGAATGTATGTCAATGGTAAATACATATCATTCAAACACCCCTTGTACAAGCCGGGAAAATACAAGTCCTTTGGTGACGCAGCCTTTGAGTCTTTAGACAACTACAAGACTGCAAAGCAAGGACAAGTGTACATCCTGTACAGTCCTGCTTACCCTAGCTGGGTTAAGATAGGTATGGCAGTAGACGCAGAGGACAGGCTAAAGCAGTTTCAGACAGGTAGCCCATACAGGGACTACATCTTGATAAAGGCTTATGACACTGATGACAGGCGTAAAGCAGAGAGTGAGATACATGAGCTACTAAGGAAAACTCATGGCAATAAAAACGAATGGTTTGTAATTGCTGCACCAGTAGCTAAAGAAATACTAGATGGATACTTTGATGAAAACAACTAACACACTAATAGATGACATATATGATCTTGTAAAGTTCAAGTCTCCTGATCGCTCAGTGGACGCTGAACAAATCATAGATGACTTTGGTGAAGCATGTAAAGACCTTATGCGTAAAGAGTTTACCCAACGTGGTAGGTTTGATGCACGTAAGCTACGCATGTCCAACATTGGTAAGACCGACAGGTTCCTGTGGAACCACTACAACAATGTAGGGCCAAAGGAGAAGATGCAGCCACATACACTTGTGAAGTTTATGTACGGTCATTTGATTGAGGAGATGTTGCTATTGTTTGTACGTCTAGCAGGCCATACAGTGACACATGAGCAAGCGCAGGCAACTGTAGAAGGTATCTCAGGTAGCATGGACTGTAAGATTGATGGTATAGTTACTGACGTTAAGTCTGCCAGTACCTACGGCTTCAAGAAGTTCAAAGATGCTACACTTGCATTTGATGACCCCTTTGGGTACATAGATCAAATCAAAGGGTACGCTAGGTCTGAGGGTGAGACAAAGGTAGGCTGGCTGGCTATGGACAAAGCCAATGGTCACTTGACTTACCTAAAGTATGACCTAGAGGACGAGCAGGCTCCTGTCTATGAGGTTCTAAAGAAAGACATAGAAGAACGCATTATCTATGTTAAAGAAATGGTACAGAAAAGAGAACCGCCACCTTTATGCCATGATACAATTCCTGATGGAAAGTCCGGCAACAAGAAGCTGGCTATGGGCTGTTCCTATTGTCACTTTAAACACGCTTGTTATCCTGAACTACGTACCTTCCTGTACTCTACAGGGCCACGTTACTTGACGGAGGTGGCGAATGAGCCTAAAGTCCAAGAGATTACGTAAGCAAAGTATTTATAGGTCTGGCTTAGAAAAAAGATTTGCTAAGTCTGTACCTAAAAGTAGATACCTTTATGAGCCATATGATATACCATATGTGATGCACAGGAAGTACAAACCAGACTTTGTGGACAAGAAGACTGGAGACTATATTGAGACTAAGGGGTTCTTTAGGACAGGAGATACACAGAAGTACACTTCAATACGTGACAGTATCAACCCTATCAAGTTAATCTTTGTCCTGTCAGATCCTAACAAGAAGGTTAGGAAAGGCTCCAAGATTACTATGGGCCAGTGGTGCCATAAAGAAGGCTTTGAATTTTACACAGTGGACGAGTATGTAGATCATGTCACTAACAATGGATGAAGTCAGAGAACGCACCCTGTCTAGGTACGATGCCGAAGACTTGTTGGAAGCCTTGGATATAACTTCTGAGGAACTGCTGGACAGGTTTGAAGATAAATTTATTAATCGTTTAACCTTCTTTGAAGAAGCTGTGGACGATGACACAGAACAAGAGGATATAGAAGAAGAAAATGAGTATTGATAACATAACACCGGAGGAGTGGAACAAGATGGGGTTTAAGACTATTAAAGATGAAAGATCTAAAGCTCCTGTTGCTTCACCTGTA